AAGAAGCAATAGTATCAGTAAGCAAATCAAATCTTCCATTAGATAGAACTAAAGTAGTAATCTGACTGTTACTATAGGGAAAGTTTATTATCTCTTTCATATTCTGACTCCTTGTGAAAGGATTGTGTTAAAGACTTCTTCATAGTTAGTTACTTCTTCTAGAGAGTCGGCATAAAACTTATAAGATGTTCGATGTTGATTGTAGTTAATTTCATTGATGATAAAGTTCTTAAATTCTAAAACTTCACTGTAAGCAAGTAAAGTAATTTTCTGAATCTCATGAAAGTGTAGAGATATACCAATTAGTTCAAACTCTCCTTCATAATGTTTTCTGCCTTCGACAAATTTACGTATTTGATCTCCAAATGTTGTAACTTCAATTGGATCATTAATTATAGAGATATTGTAATGTTGAACTTCAATCTTGTCATTAATAAGTAAACATTCATTTGATTCATGATTGTTTAGCTTCAAGTTTCTTCCTTTCTCTAGTCTTAGCCATAGATTCTTTTCTTCTAGTATTTACTTCTGGAGTATGAAGAGCTGCCATTAGTCTTGCTTTAGATTCTGGATCTGCAAATAACTTCTTTTTAGATTCACTAAGATGCTTGCGGTGTTCATCAGTGAATTTCATAGCCTTATGAGATGCTGACATTTTAGCTTTTGTTTCTTCTACTCGTACAAAGTGTCCTTTAGGCATCAGAGTTTCTCCTTTCTATTTTTTAATTTGTTCTTGGAAGATTAGAGGATTTCTAGACAAAAAAAAGAGTCTGAAAAGTTAATTTCAGACTCTAGAGAGTAGAAGATTGATTAAAGAGAAATGAAGTTTATAAATACACCATACACTTCTTTCTTGCTTTCACCTTTTGAATTGCCCTATCTATCTCATCTTTTAATATCCCAACTTCATGACCATACTTTTTGATCCATACTTCATCCATATATTTTGCAACCCAAATCTTACTAACTGTTTCAACAAGCTCATTGACAATCATACTATACGGTTTTAGATCCATGTGTATAGGTAGACGGTAATCAATTTCCTTAACGTATGCAATAAGAAGTTTTAGACATTCTGTTTGGCATTCAACAAACCTAATTCCACTTTGATCCTTCTGCATAAGCTCTACTTGCAATTGAAGAAACTTCTTAGTCCTCTCTTCATTTAACTTTACCTTCTCATTTTTTTCTCTTTCTTCTTTCTCTCGTTCCTGTTTATTCTTCTGGATATCTTCTTCAGTCACAGGTCTTGGAACTCGCATATAGTCCTCATGTCATCTTCGTAACAATAACTCTAAAAGAATCAAGATTGAATTTGAGTGACTTTTGTCCACCCAGAAAAGATCTTGTTTTCTGAGCTATTCCAGAAGTATATAGAGTATGTTAAGAGAAAGGGTCAGACTGAAAACTGGATTGAAGAGAAGAAGAGGTTCATAGAAAGGAATTGTAAAGAATGGATGAATAGTCCAATAAGTAAGATAAGAAGAATAGATATTGAAGATGAGTTACAAAAGAGAGTTAACAGTAAGGCTAATAAGTTTCTAGTTATAATGAAAGCTTTATTTACATATGCAGAGAAGATGGAGTTTATAATGAAGAATGTATGTCATGGAATAGAGATGAGATCAATAGAAGAACCAAAAAGGTATATAGTTCCAATTGAAGACTTTAAGACTGTATTAGATATAGCTGATAAACCAGATAAAGAGTTCTTGATGATGTTATTCTTGACTGGGAGTAGATTTAATGAGTTATTATCATTGAGATGGGATAATGTGTATGATGAGTATATAGTATTACATAGTCGTAAGCATAGTAGAGGAGATTTAAAAGGAAGAAGAGTTCCATTAAGTAAGTTAGCGAAGTCAATAGTTGATAGTATTATGATGAAAGGAAGAAGTTGTTATGAATATGTATTCTATAATGATTTAACAGTGAATAGATACTATAGTATTCAAAAGATGTTGAGTATTTTATGTTTAAGATGTAATGTTAGTCCTTTTGGTTATCATTCAATAAGGAGATTAAGTGCTAGTATTATGTGTAGGAATAATATTAATGTTAGAGATATAAGTGGAATATTAGGTCATAGTAGTATAAGCACTACTAATCTTTATTTATTTAGCATTAATGATGGAGCATCAGATGCAGTCAATAAGCTAGGGCATGAGCTAGAATATAAGCTAGAATAGATTGTTGTATTTTAGATGCAGTTTGAGTGTTATAGTTAGCAGTGGAGTGAGCTATACGAGAAAAATAGTAGCAGTATTTAAGTGAAATATGAGCTGGAGGTACGAGCATTGTTCAATAATAATTCTATAAAAGAGTCTAGATTCCGACTGGCATAGACTCCCTCTCTCTCGTTGCTAGTTGACGGAAACCAGAATAAGTTGTAGAGTGTTAGCTTGACGCGCCTGTAGCTCAGATGGATAGAGCTACGGACTTCTAATTAGTTCACCGCTAACTGTTTAAACTAATAATTCCTTCCAGTTGTTGTCTTTCCAATCCAAATCTTCATTAAACGTTCAATAAAGCTATCACAATTATCTTAAATTCTAGATACAAAATTATTTGATATCTCTACTAAAATCATAGAGAAGTCTATAAACCAGTCTAGCAAACCCATCTAATTAGCCTCATAACACGAAGAAACTGACTGAACATATCTAAAATAGGAGTAAACTATGGGAAGACGTGGACCAAAGCCTAAACTTAACATGAAGAATGTTCTAGCTGCTATCCCAGATACAGGAGGCATCTTCACAGAGATAGCAAAGAAGTTGAGAGTCAGTCGACAAACAGCAGTTATATTCTTTAAAGATAATCCAGATGCAGAGAAAGCAAGACTAGAAGAAGAAGAAGCTTGGTTAGATTTAGCTGAGAGTAAGCTGTTAGTATCGATTAAAGCTGGAGAGTATGGACCAGTAAGCTTCTTCTTGAGAACGAAAGGAAGAAGAAGAGGATATGTAGAGAAGACTGAGATAGGTGGAGTGAAAGATGAACCGATTGGCATAGCAGTATTTCCAGTTGGATTAGTTCCATCTCAGATAGATTTCAAAGATAAGAAGTTGCTTGAAGAGAAAGCACTCAGTTTGATAGATGATGCTATCACTATAGAAGCAGAAGAAGTAGTTGTAGAAGCTAGTCAGTTGGCTTCTGAAGAGGCATCGAACAAGCAATCATGAAAACCAAGGAAGAAATCGTATAGATTTTCCCTACTCAGTTTGTTTCTGAGAAGCAACAGCAGAAATACGGCAAGCAAGCAGATTGCTTTGATCACTGGCGAGACACTTGAGCCCAGCATTCCATCTACATTGCACATCACTTACAAAGTATCTAGCCAAAGCCATTGCTAATATTTCTTGCTACTACTGCTAATTACACATACTCGCATACAGCAAAAACTTTTCATTTACAAATCACTAGCCGAAGACATTGAGGAGGCATTCATTGCAAACTAACTGGACAGGCACAAGAGTATTCTACGAGAATATTAAAAGTAAACATACAGTCTTACTAAACCGTGGTGGAGCCAGATCTACTAAGAGCTACTCAATCATCCAAATACTCACTTTAAAATGGGCTAACGAACAGAAGAAAAAGATACTGGTGCTTAGAAAGACTCTCCCTAGTTTAAGAGTATCTACTCTACCAGTCTTCATACAGATGTGGGTTGACTCTGGCTTACAACGTAAAATACGTGCTGAAAAACAGGATTTAAATTTCTGGTTAGGAGATAATCTAATACACTTTGGATCATTAGGAGTTTCTGAAGCAGGAGTAGAACGAATTAAGTCTACAGACTGGAACTACATTTTTCTCGAAGAGGCCAATGAATTTACTATAGAAGACTATCGTATTCTAAAGCTAAGACTCTCAGCTCCGAGTCTAGATGGACAAAAGAATAGAATGTATCTATCTTTCAATCCCATATCGAGTTATCATTGGCTGAAGCTTGAACTAGCTGATAAAGCAGTATCAGAAGATGTAGATGAAATAGTTTCAACATATCGAGATAATCCTTTCTTATCGCCTGACTACATCAAAATAATTGAATCACTGAAAGAACAGAACTTAAATTTTTACAACATTTATTCTGAAGGACAATGGGGAGTACTAGAAGAAATCATATATGATAAAGTTTGGACACAAGTAGATAGTTTACCTGAAACTGGAGATTTTTGTTTTTCTTGTGATTTTGGTTATAATGCTCATACTGCTGTGGTTAAAATAGCATTCAAAGATGATAATCCTTACATTCAACAAATGCTTTATCAAACCAAATTAACAAATAGTGAACTTATTCAACAACTCAAAATACTCATACCAGAGAACGAGAGAGGATGTGATATCTTTGCAGATGCAAGTGAGCCGGATAGGATTAGAGAAATTTGTGATAGTGGGTTCAACTGTAAACCTGCTGATAAGAGTGTGAAAGATGGGATAGATTATATTAAGTCGTTGAATGTATATGTGACAAAAAGTAGTCCTGACGTTATAAAAGAAAAGAACTCTTACAGCTACATGAAAGATAAAGATGGTCATGTAATAGATCAACCTGTGAAGTTTCAAGATCATCTCCTTGATGCAATTAGATATGCTTTATGGACAAGACATGTAATTCGGGATCCAAGGATTAGATGGTTAACTGGGTAGGAGTAAT